AAAAGCCACTTGGTATAGTCCCGCGATAAAGCCATTGATCAATGGCCCGAACGGTTATTTTGTGTCCAGCGTCAACCAGTTTTACGTGCAGCGCGGACCGTCCGCCAAAATGGTCAACAATTTTCGCGACGTCGAAGTCTTGCTTGCTCATTTGTCACCTCTTTATAGCTAAACTTGCCAAACGCCTGGCATTGCGTAATGCTCAGGCCTAATTTGTAGGGGTTTTTCCAATAGTTCGCGTTGCAGATTACTACATAAAGTCGTAACCTGTAACCATGTGCTATTGGCGGATCGGTAGGACAACCACGGATTAATTCGAGACGACATCATGGCGAATACGGCGAAGTCAGACGCTTATAAACATAAGTCGGCGGTACGATCAACGCAGTTAACTAAAGCGCAAACTGAAAAGTTGCGCGATTGGCAGATGATGCAGGAAATGGGCCGGGCGCTAGGCATTGAAGTTCCCAAACCCATAACCAACAATCCCCTAGACCGCCGAGTCAATACCCGAATAGAGTTGACCCCCGGATTAACCGTCACGCTCTCTGTGCGGCGTTCGCTGTACGACATACCTTTTCAGTATGTGCATCCGTCCTCTTCTTTCATTCGATTTCTCGCCATCATGGAAGCCGAAAAGGCTGCCCGTGCCGAAGGCTTAGAAGTCCGCTTTGTGATAAGCGCGACCAATGAAGACGGCGAAGAAGCCGTGTCAGTGAAACACACCCCACGCCCTGATATACAAAAGCCTGCTCCGCTTGTTTCAGCACAGCCGTACCATATGAGTCTGGCCGAAAAGGCACTCGCCTCTGCGCGGTCACGTCTATGAAAAAGTCTCCCTCGACTCCCCGCACACGCAACCGCGACGGGCAACCTTGGCTACAGAAGCTAGATAGCGGTGTGTGGCGTATCTGCCATTCTCCGGGCGATGGCACGACCACGCGGCTCTCTACCAAGACAAAGGACGAGGGACAGGCGAAAGAGGCGTTAGAGAGATACCGTCTCTCTCTCACTGGTGAGGGAAACAGAGAGCTGTTAACCGTAGGGGCAGTGTTCGACTACTACAGTGAACAGCACGTCAGTACCAAAGCGAATGACGTCGTGCGGCGCGACTTGGCCCTTGGCTGGCTACGCGCCAGTTTGGGACATTTGCCCGTCAGCACGCTGCAACGCAACCCCGCGGTGTTACAGCAATACATGCAGGCTAGACGCTCCGCGACAGCCCCGGTCTACGCGGGACGTGCCACGGCGAACCCCGTGCGTGAGGCTGGCGAGGGAACACTACGCTACGAAATGAACGCCCTGGTGACCGCCTTCAACTACGCCGCAAAGCACCAGCGCATCCCGGCCAATGCCTTGCCGCACTTCGACATGCCCGACGCTCCAGAAGGCAATGACGTGTGGCTGACTGAGGCCGAACACGACTGGCTGTTAGAGTTCGTGCGCTGGGAAGACGACGAAGGCCGCATGTCCCGCATCTGGCGATTCGTTGCCCTGGCTCTCGGCACAGCAGCGCGCAAGTCGGCCATTGTGCGGCTGGAATGGGACGACGTGGACCTGACCGCTTGCCGTATCTACTACCCAAAAGCCGCGCAGAAGAAGGGCGCACAAACGTCCTCTAAAAAGGTCGTGGCTGTCCCTATCTCTGACTGGCTTATACCTCTATTGAAGAGAGCGTACGACGAGCGCAAAACCCAGTACGTGCTGGACGAGGCGACCGAACCGTCAGGGGCATTTGAGACGCTTTGCCGTCGCGCCTTCAAGGCAACCGGCAACGAGAAATTCCGCGATTTGACTCCGCACGTAATGCGCCACACTACTGCCACCTTGATGGCACGGGCAGGCGTTCCTATCGTCAACATCGCGGGCGTTTTGGGTAACTCTGTCGCTGTTTGCCAGCGCAACTATCTGCACCATACCCCTGATCACTTAGTTAACGCCGTTAACTTCCGCAAGCCAATAAGCACAACTATGGAACCCCTCTTGTGACCTACGCCATTGAACAGCGTTTAAGGATGATCGACTTTCTTCTGGCAAATTACGGCTCTGTGGCCCCTAAGCAATTGGTCGACTTTTTCGGGATCAGCAAGCCGCAAGCCTCCGTGGATTTCCGCATGTACAACTCGCGTGCCCCCGGAAACATGATCTACCTGCACGCCACGCTCTGCTGGTACACGACCGCCAGCTTCAAACGCGTTTACCCATAAAAAACCACCCTCGTAAGGATAGAAGACATGACTAACCCCCTCGTTCAGATGCGCGAAATGCAGAAAATGATGCGCGAGCTGGAAGCCAGCATGCAGCAACTGCAAGGCGACCCGGCGCTGAAACGCGAGCTTGAGTTTGAACAGGAGTTGCAAGCGCTGCTGGCCAAATTCGACAAGACCATCCACGAAGCCGCGCAAGTGGTTGATCCGTCGTTTCGCGTTGTCGAGGCCGGGCAGAAGCGCACGTACAGCAAAGCACCGAAGGGCGAGAGCGCCCACGCCAGCAAGACGGGCAAGCCGAACCTGTATTACCTCTTCACCAACCCGCACACGGGCGACGTTGTACGGACCGCGAACATTCTGAAAAAAGAGGTTCAAGAGTGGATCAACCAGTACGGGAAAGATGAAGTGCTAAAATGGCGTACCCCGGATACCGCTGCTTAACAAGGATTAGTCATGTCCCGCCGCAATAGCGATGAATTTGATACGCGAGATGCACCTAAATTTGTAGTTCGCTTTCGGCGACATGGGATGCCCGAAGAGGTTGCAGAACGCGCACGACTGGAGGCGCGTTCGATGAATGACATATGGATGGTGGCGATGGAAGAGTACCTGCACGGCAAGCGGCGCAAGCACCTTTTGCTCGACGCCCTGGAGCGCCGCGCCACTGAACTGGGGATAACCCTCAAGGATTTGATGTGACTACCAAACTGGCAAAAATCGACGTTAACGCTGACGGCGATGTGGTAACCGTCCAATACCGGGATGGGACCGAGGCTGACGCCCCGGACCTGACCGGGTTTATGCCCGAAATGGTGTCAGAGGTTGTCGCGAAGCTGGGCTACGGCCACAAGCCCGTGATCTACCTAGACAGCCATGGCGTGTGGGATGAAGTCGTGTTGAACGCTGGTGAGTTCGCGGGCTTTCGCTCGCTGGGCGTGGTCTGCGACCGGGACGCCGCTATCAAGCGCGTGCTTCAACTGCGCGGCATGATGGAGGACAACGCCGACAACCCGGTCGCGCAAGAAACCATCCGCCTGCTGACGATCCACAAGGACAACAACGGCAAGCCGCGCCCGGTCAAGAAGGACGGCGCCGGTCCAATGACCGACGACGACCTGATGGAGAAGCTAGCCGAGGGGCTGACGGCGGCCGTCCATTCGCGGGCCAGAGCAGGGCTGCACGCGATTCTGGACCAGCGAATGCGCGAGCTTCCTACCGACCAGCGCGGCATATACTTCGCGGTTTTCGACAAGATCAGCGCGGACTATGACGCGCTGTTAACGCAGATGGCGCCCAAGATCGCGGGCATGCTCATGGCGTTAACGGGCCGTGGTGAAGAAAACGCGGAGCTGCGCAGAACCGCCGAAGAAGCCAAGACCGCGAGTAAACATTGATGCAGCTACCTTTTGGCTGGACCGTCGACACTCTGACCGACATTGTTCAGTTTGGCGGCGTGGGCCTGATGGCCTTGGGCGTGGGTATTAACTACGACCTGACCGGCGCGATTGCCGTGTTTGCCCTGGGCTTGCCGATCCTGACCATCCAGCGGCATATGCGGGAGCAAAAGCACCTGAACTTGCTCACGCTGCAAGCCATCCAGGCCATGCACATGCGCTTTGAAGCGCAGACCATGGGCGACAAGCTGACGCTTGAAATGGTGCGCGACCTGCATAAGCTGCTCAAGGTCATAGCCGAAGAGGGGATCACGCGTGATTGACCGAGACGCTTATGCCGCCCTGGAGCAAGAGCGCAACGACTTGCGGACCGAGTGCGAGGAATGCGCAGCGCTCAACGACAGGCTAGCCGAGCTTCTGCGTGGGGTAGCCGTTGCGCTCAGAGGAGAAGAACCGCCGCTGAGTCGCCACAGTTTCCACGATCTGCCAGAACGAGCGCTCGCGCTCAAGGACGCAATCCGCACACCTGCGGCCGTGTTCTTGAACATGAAGGCCGGCACGATTGCTAAGCCTTCTGTGCGCGCCATGATCGACTTGTATGGCGAGGCGCAGTTGCGGGAGGCTCTAGGCCATGACTGACCGCTACGCCTATGCGATTCGCTTTGAGCAGGACGCTGTGGGAGTCGCGGTGTTATGCCGCGACCTGCCCGAGCTGAACAGCTACGGCGATGACCGGGCGCACGCCGTCAGCGAAGCGGTGGACGCGATAGAGACAACACTGTCTTTGTACATCGATCAGCTACGCGCCATCCCCGAAGCCACGCCACCGCTAGAGGGTGAACACGTCGTTCAGTTGTCAGCGATGACGCTGGCCGGGATTGCGCGCTGGAATGCTTTACTCGCGCTAGTGCAGGCGCGGGAGGCACCCGCGGCTAACCGGGACGAGGATATTGAACGGGAGCTAGAAAACCCGGACAACCTCTTTAAGTGCTGGCGACGGCTGGACGACGGCACCTATATCGCCCTTGGCCGGCTGGCGTTTACCACCGGGCTGTTTATCGGCGTGCAAGCAGTCACGCCGTACAAACGGCGCTATTGCTACAGCGACCCGACCGAGGCACACGCCGAATACCTACGGCTGACAACCGGGGACGACGTGCCGAGCGGCTGGATTGCGCGGCGCCCTGAGACAGCCGAAGACAAAGAAGCCAAGTCCAAGCCTGGATATGACCCGTCCGTCTTCTGGCCGAAGCGCGACGATTAACCTACTGGATGGATCGCCAGTCATTGGCTATGATGAACCGTCCGCGCTTGAGGGAGCGCGGATGACCATCATCATGTCTGACTGGGTATTCGCGGCCAAGGATGGCAACATTTACAACTGACGGAATAGTTATGCCCCCCAGCCCCGACGAACTTCTCTCGCAACTCGCCCGCCTCCTAAACACTCGTATGCGCCTGCACGAACTACGGCGCGACGCCGAGTATCGCCACGCCGAAAGCCATAAATGCTCAACTGAACTCGACGCCATGCTGGCCCGTTTCCATGCGGCGCGTCTGTCCGCGAGTGACGACGGACTGGCGGACTGACGCTTTTGCGGCGATGCTTGTGGTTCGTAATGACCCCTGCGGAGCTTCCGACATGCGCGCCCTTGACCCTCTGAACCAGCTACCGGCCTCTCGCTCCCACAGCGCACCGTCACCCCTGCCAAAGCCCCGCTTAACCTGCGTTCCGCATCCTCTCGGGCACCACTGACATGACCGATAAACCTGAAACGGGCAAACGCCTGTCGAGCCGCCGCACGTCTGGCGCAAACCCAAACATCTGCTACCAGATCGCGCTGTCCACCAGTCGCGAATCCCCGCACATCACGCACAAGAGCCCGTCATGGGCTGAGCTGGTGCGCAAACTCTCTTCGCCCAAGCGCACGCCTGAGACATTCGCCGAATATCTGGCCATGTCCAAAGACGAGCAGGTCGCCGTCAAGGACGTTGGCAGCTTTGTGGCTGGCTCGTTCAAGGGCTTCAAACGCCGCAAGGACAAGCAGATAGACCGAACGCTGCTTACCCTGGACATCGACGAACCCGGCGTGAGCTGGCCCGAACTGCGCGCTGCTGTGAAAGGCGAGTACGTGGGCCTGCAATACGCGGCGCACACCACACACAAGCACTGTTTCGACCAGCCGCGGCTGCGCGTGGTGTTCACGCTCTCCCGGCCGGTGGATGACTTGGAATATCAGGCACTGTCCCGCCGTATTGCCGAAGGTCTGGACCCGGATATGACGTGGGTGGACCGGTGTTCGTTCGATTTCTCGCGTCTGATGTTCTGGCCATCGGCGGCGGTAGACGGCGAGTTCGAAGCCTGGAGCAACGACGGGGCGATCCTCGATGTCGACGACGAGCTGGCCCACTACGCCGACTACACCGACTCGGCCGAGTGGCCGCGCCGTGCGGATGAAGACGAACACGTCGCGCAAATGACCCGCGAAGACCCACGGGAGAAACGCGGGATCATTGGCACCTTCTGCCGGGCCTACGACATTCTCCGTTGCCTCGACGAGCTGTTACCAGGCACGTATGAGCCGACAGAGACAGACGACCGCTTTACCTACATGGGCGGCACCACCAGCGGCGGCGCTCGCCTGTATCTGACGCCGGACGGGTTCCCGGCCTTCCTGCATTCAGAGCATGACCATGATCCGGCGCGCGGTCAGCACGTCGCTTGGGACTTGGTGCGCTTGCACCTGGGGCTCGATGACGCAGGGATGGAAGCCTACGCCCGTGAACTGCCCGACATAGCCGAAGCCCTTTGGGGCCAGTTGACGCACGAGTTCGAACCCGTCGCGCCCGAGGAAGGCGATAGTTCGCGCAAGCGCTTCGGCTGGCTGGGTGACTGGGTGTTCTGCGAGGGCGAAGGGAAGTTCTTCAACACTCGCACGCGTGGCCGCACATTAGGCCCGGCCAGCTTCAACGGGCGCTACGACCGGGAGGTCGTTAAAGACCTTGGCAGTGACAAAAACGGTCTGCCCGTGGTGCGCGCTGCTGACTGTGCGCTGGCCATTCGACCCATCCCCGTGGTCGATAGCTTGCAGTATTGGCCCGGTGAACAGGCGGTTTACGAGGTCGAAGGCGTGCGCTACGCGAATTCTTACCGGGATTTGCGGCCTGAGCCTGTCAGTTTGGCCGACAGCCACGCCGTCAACATGCTGTTGATGCACTTGGAAAACCTTTTCCCAGGCGACGGCGATTCGCAGGACATCGTTCTAGATTTTATGGCGCATCTGGTGCGTTTCCCTGAGCGGCGGTTGCAATACGCGTTGTTGATCCGGGGCGCCGAGACAGACGGCAAGACCTTTTTTGCGGAGGTGATGCGCTGTCTCTTGGGCACGGCCAACTGGATGACCATCGGCAACGACCAGATTAAAGAGCAGTACAGCGCTTGGCTTGAGGGCCATTTGTTGGTGTGCGTCGAGGAAATCAAGCAACACGGCCAGGACGCGCAGGACACGCTTAACCGTCTGAAACCCTACATCACGAACACGATGGTTGGGGTTCGGGCGATGCGCCAAGACATGCGCCGGATTCGTAACTGCGTGAACTTCTTCCTGACCACGAACCATGGGGACGCCTTGCCCCTGGAGGACGGCGATTCGCGTTACTGCGTGCTGTCCACGCGCTTTACCGATAAGCACGACGTCGAAGAATGGGCGGCCGGCTGGGCCAGCCGACACGGCGGGAAGCCGTTCTATAAGGCGCTGTATGACACGCTCAAAGGTACAGGACCGGGCGAACTGCGGGCTTGGCTGGACGCACGACCATTCAGCGCGCTGTACAAGCCAGACTTGCGTGCGCCGGACACGGCCGCGAAGGGGTTCATGGTCGAGGCTGCGCGCACAGACGCGGATTCGTTGCTGCTGGAACTGCTGGCCGACGACTCAGCGCCCAGCATCACGCACGATTTCGTGGTGATCGCAGACTTCAAGGACATGGCCAACCGGCGCGGCGAGCCCTTGCCGACCACGTTCGCCGGCCGCACGGTTGCGCGATTCATGCTCAGCAAGGGGTATTTAACAGCGCGTAAGTGCCGCGCAGGGGCCAGGACTATCAATGTATGGGTGAGAAATCCGGCGTGGTTGAACAAGGATGACAAGCAACTAACGGGTTTTGCAGTCGATCAAGTGAAGAAAGCAGCGATAGCTTTTAAGAAGTTGAACCCAATTTGATGTAAGAGCGGCAGAGAGTTACGACTAAGCGTAGTAAGTGTTCCAGTTAAACGCTGTTTTGTGCCACTTGTTCCTGTTTACACAAAATGTCGCAATCTCTCGTAACTCTCTGTTTTGCTTATTGTTTCTGGTAATAGTGTTCTTGTTGTTCTTGTTGTTCCACTTTAACTAAGTATCCATTACACACATACACCTACACACACGCTCACACACACGCCTCCGACGATGCCCCCATCTAGTGGAACACGATAAAGTGGCACAAATGGGGCTCAAAGCCGCGTGCTAGAGCCTTCGCGCTGGGTGTTCTGGCTGAAATAAAGGGGCACAGAATGGCGACCACATTGATGGACCTTTTAGGCGTAGAGCCGTCTAGAACGGGCCTTTTGGACGAGTGCGACAGGTGGTTGATATGTCACATCCCCGGAAAGCCAGTGGCCAAAGGTAGGCCAAGGGCACGCAGTAGGGGCGGGAAGGTGACGCTGTATACCCCGGATACGACGTTGAAAGGCGAGGCCTGGGTGCGCCAGTGCTGGATGGATCAGGTGGGGCAGGTGCTGCTGTCTGGCCCCCTGGAAGTGCGCCTGATGATCCACAACCCCATCCCCAAGAGTTGGAACCTCAAGCAGCAAGCACTGGCCCATGCGGACCAGACCCGGCCAGTGACCAAGCCGGACTTGGATAACGTCGGCAAGCTGGCGCTCGATGCGCTGAACGGCATTGGCTGGTTCGATGACAGTCAGGTGGTGCGCCTTGTCACGGATAAGCGGTTCGCCATGCCCAGCCTCGGCACCAGCCTGTGGATAGCGGTTCGCGAGTGGCAGCACAGCGACAGGGATTGGCTCGCCTAGCCAAATCGCGGGCATAAAAAACCCCGCCAAGACTCTGACGGGGTTCTGTCTTACGGCCTGCGTGCCGCGTGCAGCCGCAGACTAGCCTATGTGCGGACGAACTGCTAGCAGGGCCAAGATGATGGCGATCAGCGCCCACGGAATCCACAGAAGCGCCGTTTGTAAGCGTCGGCGGCGTTGCTGCTGCGCGAGTAGGTCGGGGTCGTGGCTCATTCTGTAAGCTCCTGTAAGCGCGTAGGAGACGCGTTCGAAAAAGGCAGTACGTCGATTCATCTTTCCGGCGATCTCGTCCGCAGCGAAGCCACGGACAGGATGGCAGGGGGTTTTAGCGGGCGGTTGCCTTCACGGCTTCCGCGATCAGCTCACGGACTCGCGTTTCGGTCAGGGGGGCGCCTTGTACGTCGCGCAGCTCGGCCAGCACGTCGGCCACGGCGAGCCGGATCATGGCGGCCAGTTGCTCATGGTCAATCGGCAGGGTAGCAGCCGGCCGTGTGCGGGGCGCAGGCGTCTGCATGATCAGGTCGGCCAGCGCCTGGACATCGTTGTACGCGTTGGCCAGCTCGGCAGTGGTCAGCTTTTCCACGACCAAGGAAGCCACGCCCACAGCGCGGCACCACTTGCGCACGTTGCCGCGGTTGGCGCTGTTCACCTTGATAGGGGCGCGGCCAATCAAGGCCTGTAGGGCGATAACTTGGGGTTCGTTGTTCATGCTTGCTGCTCCGTGAGGGCGGATGGTTTGGGTGATTCAGCGGAACGCCCGCGTTAGCAGGCGCTCGACTCAAGCACTCTTAGTCATTGGTGAAGAAGTGCAGATTGCCTTCGCTGTCGTTGCCCGTGACGAAGGAAAAGCGCAGTTGGCCGTCCCAGTACCATTGCCAGTCGATGTATCGAAATGGCGAGTCACTAGGGAAAGAGTCCTGCGGGATGTAGCCCGCTTGAGCGGCATATTCTTCGGCAAACTCTTTCTCGTTGTCTGCTGTGCCCTGGTGGCGGCCTTCGGCCTGTTCGATCAACTCGGGGAGTTCGGCGTAGTGGATGCCCACGGCGTCGATGTAGGCGAGCAGTACGGCCATGTCGTCCACGTCGTCCAGTTGTTGGCTGATTTCCAGCGCCTTGCTGTAGTGGGTGTTTTCGGTAATCAGGCCATCAGGGAAGCCTTCGAAGTCGGCCAGCATGAATTCCTCAGCGTCGGCGCGGTTGTTGGCTTTCACAGCGGCTTCCAGGGCTTCAAGGTCGGCGTAGTCCTCTAGGTCGTACCAGCGGCCATCTAGCCGGCCTTCGTTGTAGGTGGCCCAGTTCTGGATGCAGATGCGGCGTGTGGTGTCGGTCATGTCTGTTACTCCGTGAGGGCGGATGGTGGGTGGTTCAGCGGAGCGCCCGTGTTAGCAGGCGCTCGACTCAATCACCTAGCGGTGGATTCGGTCAGGCCCGACCAGTAAGGGTGGAGCAGGCGCAGATGGTTGAATGTGTAGGCAAACCCTTCGCGCTGGCAGTAAAGAACGATGTCCTGGCGTTCTGCTAGCAGGTCTTGGCCGTCGCGCAGGTCGCGCAGTGCTTCGCGGACTTCTTCGTCTTTGATCCAGCGGAAAGCCATGCGGCCGTTATCGCGTAGCAGGCGGCGGGCTTGTTTGTATTCTTGGCGAGTCATGTCTGTTACTCCGTGAGGGCGGATTGTTGCGACAGATTGTCGTGTTAGTTGGTCCGCCTGTCCAGCGGACCACGGGTTTAGCGAATCTTTGAGCCGCCGTAAACGATGGCCACGCCTGCCAGGGTGAACACGACGGCAAGTGCCTCGTTGTCCAGCGTGTAGGCGATGTGCGAGAGGAACACGGCGCAGCCAGCGGCAGGCAGTGCAGCGACTAGGCCGAACACGGACACACGGCGAACGGCGCTCATGCTGTCAGCTCCCGGTAGTACGCGTGAGCGTCGTGGAAATCACGGTCGGACCAAGTGCCCTCATAGTTCCCGGCGTCATAGGCGGCCATGATGTTGTTCTGATTGAACTCGCCAAAGCAGGTGGCGCGGCCATAGATACCGCGATCCAGGTCAGCGAATGCAAAGCGGTGCATAGGCAGATGTTCGTCAGGTTCGGTGGATAACACTTTGGCAACTATGCGTTGGCCTTCACGGGTGTACTGCCGGCCAGTGTTGAATGCGAGTGCTTGAATAGTCATGAGGGTGACTCCGTTGTGTGTGTTTGTGAAACTAGACCTAAACATATACGACATTGTGTAGTAATTCCACCTGTCCGCACGGACAATGGATAAATGCGACGAACGGTAGTAAGTTTGGTGATTAGTTGACCAGTGGTCTAACTTGCTCGTACCAGGATGTCGCACTTATTGAGGATTCGAAGCATGGCCAATCAGGCGTTAACTGCAATCAAAGAAGGCGCAGCGCCGACGCCAAGACGCGGCCCGACATCGGACGGAAAAGTCTCCGAAGCCCGTGCCACGTTCATTCGCGTGTTCTCCCGTACCGGTATGGCCACACTCGCAGCCGAGAAGGCAGGGTATGCAAACCCCGAAACGTCGGGCTTCCGTTTACGGAATGATCCGAAGGTCATAAAAGCCGTTCTAGAGGCCCGGCAGGGCTTCATTGAGGGCGAATTAGGGGGGCTCGCGTTCGCCGAACTCAAGGCGCTAATCACGGACCGGGAGCGCACACCGGCCTCGGTACGCTTCGCGGCCTGCAAGTGGGTTCTAGAGACGGCTGGGCATGGTCAGGCGGATATGATGTCAGATAATGGCAAAGCGCTAGCAGATATGACCCTGGCAGAGCTGGGCGCCTTCATTAAGCAAGGTGACAAGGTGCTGGCAGGATTGCAGTCAGCAACGGTCCAGGGCACTGCTGAGAGGGTTAACAGCACAACCGAACAGCAACTAGACCTAGTGACACGCCTAGAAGTGGCGGATTTGCTGGGCTAGAGCTGCATACCTATCGTCTGTAGCAGACTATTGGTATGTCCCGACCTGCTAACCGCATGGTCAGGCAATAGCCCCCCTCCTGCATGGGGCGGGGCTTTTCAGGGGGCGCAGCCACCAGCCGAGCAGAGCGAGGCAGGCAGCAGCATGGGCCAAGCCAGCCGACCCCCTGTCCACCCCTCCCCCCTAGTCGGCTGCGCACGCGTGAATTCCTATCGGCCAATCTGACAAAATTTCGCCCCCTAAACATGATTACTACATATCGTCGTATCCCCTGAACAATTGTCCATCTGTCCAATTGTGCTACTGACCAAATGTCCATCTGTCCAAATGTACAAGCGACACACCTAACCGGTGTCACACCGCTTAGGCCTCAATCTGGCGCAACTGCCGGCCACTGATCCAGCGGACCCCGCTCGCCGCTCACAATTTCAGTAAATAGGCTGTCCGTTGTCCGCACGGACAACTACACTACCCGGCAATCAGCTATCCCCGAGGTCGCCGGACCATGCCTGTTTCCACGCCTTTGCCCGCGCCGTACACGCGCCAAACGTCGTTTACCGACTGGGAAGCCAATCACCCTGGCGAGCCGGCGCCCGGCACACAACTGGACGTCGAGTTCAACGCGGTCCGCACCTCGATCACAGAGACGCAGGACCGGCTGGCCCAAATCCAGAACGACGACGGTTCACTGGCCAACGGCTCAGTGGGCAAAGACCAGCTCTCGTCGGACATGCTCGCCGTGCTGACGGGCGGGTTCTACCCCCGCGGTGCGTGGCTGACGCTAACCGGGTACTCAGTGGGGGATGCGGTCAACGCGGACGGGATTTTGTGGGCGGCAGTGGTTGCACACGTCTCGACCGGCAACTTCGCCGCCGACGTGACGGCCGGTAAATGGATGTTCATCAACCAGCCCATTGCGGCGTCGTCCATCCCGGTAGACCCGATTTCGTCCATCCCTGTCACCAGCGTGCAAAGCGCCTTATCCCTGCTGGCGGTTCAGCTTCAAGCCCTGACCGCACGCGTTACCGCCCTGGAGAACGCGTAATGAGCCAGATTCCGAAGCCCTACGACCGGAAACACCCGTTTGGTTCAGCCTCGTCGAACAACCCGTCGAACCCGATTCAAGGCACGGACTTGGACGCCGAGTTCAACGCCGTCGAAGTGTCGATGGATCAGACGCAGGCGCGACTGGCTGAAATCCAGCGCGACGACGGCAAGCTGCGCAATGAGTCCGTAGGCAAGGATCAGCTCGCGCAGGATGCGCTGGACTACATCACCGAAGTGGCCGAAGACGGCGCGGCGAACATCACCGGTCCAGCCATCGTCGTGATGAATCAGATCAAGGCCGACACGCTGGTCATCAAAGACCAAGCGGTTACGGCTCGCGATCAGGCCGAAAACTTCGCGGACCAAAGCGCAATGAGCGCGGCCAGTGCTGCCGCCAGTGCCATTGAATCCGGCGTCAGCGCGGACCTGTCCGAAGCCGAAGCCGTGCAGAGCGCGGCCAGCGCGGACCTGTCGCACTACTACTACAGCCAATTGTCCGGCGCGCTTGCAGCACTCGCGCCGCGCACCGTCGTGTTCGATGGCAACTCGGCGCAGGCCAGCTATGAGCTGCCGTCGTCGATTGCCGACGAAGAATTTTTGGACGTGTTCGTCGGCGGTCTGGTGGTCAACCCGTCGGAGTACGCCGTCACCGGCACCACGCTGACCTTCACGCCGCCGCCTGCCACGGGCACGCAAAACGTCCTCGTAAAAATTTCTTCAAGCGTTCAAATCATGCCGATTTTCGTGGACGACTGGGGGTTCGTTTACGAGTCCATTTCGTCCGCCGAAGACTGGGGCGAAGTCACAGCCTAATCAAACGGAGGCTCCGCTATGGCGGGTAAACAGGTCCAACGTCGTCGCGGTTCCACCGCTCAAACTGCTGTCTTTACGGGCGCAGTGGGTGAAATTACGGTCGACACCGATAAGAAAACGGCGGTCGTCCATGACGGCGTGACTGCGGGCGGTTTCCCGCTGGCGCGCATCACTGACGTTATCGACGTGGGTGGGGACGCAGACGCAGCCATGGCCGCGGCGGTCGCGGCGCAGACCAGCGCGAACACGGGTATTGCAAACGCCGCGACCGCGCAAACCCAAGCGAACTTGGGCGTCAGCAAAGCAGACACGGCGCAGGCCGAAGTCGACGCCCTGGAGACAGTCGTAGCGGATCTAGACGCGCACTCCGTACCGCGAGACAACACGACGGGCGCCGCTACGATCCCGGTAGGGAACAACGCGCAACGCCCGGTCGCGCCAGTCGAAGGGCAGTTTCGCTATAACAGCCAGTTGACCCGGTTCGAAGGCTACCAAAACGGGCAGTGGGCACAGGTGGGCGGGGATTCGTTGCCCATCTTTTTCACTACTTGGTGCCCCAACCGCGCCGCTGTCCCGGCCGGTTTTGTGGTCGCAGACGGGCAGTTGCTCAGCCGCGCCACCTACCCCGACGCGGCGGCGGCGATTAGCGCGGGCAACGTGCCAACGGTCGCTGACGCGACTTGGCTGTCGACGGTCATTCAGCGCGGCCGCTACACCTTGGGCGACGGTTCGACCACGTTCCGCATGCCGGACTACAACGGCAAATACACCGGCTCGCTGGGCGCCGTGTTTCTGCGTGGCGACGGCGCGATGTCGGCCGGCACCAACGGCGCGCTCCAACTCGATGAACTGAAATCCCACGCGCACACCTACGGCTCCGCCACCAGTAAGGCCGCCGATGGCGCGGTCCATGGCACGGCGATCAACCAAGGCGCCTACGCAACGAGCAGCACAGGCGGCGCCGAAACCCGCCCGCTCAACGTGACCGGTTGCTGGGTCGTGAAATTGTTCGGCGCGGTTATCAATCCAGGGGCAGTGGACGCGGCGCAGTTGGCCAGCGACATGGCCAACATGCAGGCGACGGCGTACCAGCGTTCAAACATCCTCGGCGCGGTTTCGCAGGCCGCAGGCGTCCCAACGGGCGCGCTAATGGACACGGGCAGCAACGCGAACGGCCGTTACATCAAGTACGCCGACGGCACGCTGATCTGCTGGTTCTACACCTCTACGCAATACGCGCTCACAACGTCTTACGGCTCCCAGTACATCAGCGGGAACATCACTTTAGCGTTCCCTGTGGGCTTCGTCGGAACCCCGATGGTTGTTCCGTCCGCCATCACAACCCCGCAAGTCGTATGGGCCGCAATCGAGGGCAGCGCAAGTACGGCGGCGATGGCAATGCGCTTAATTGGCGTCGTAAACGGCGCTACTTCCTACGCGGGATATATCGCCATCGGGAGGTGGTTCTAATGCGCATCAAACTCAGTCCGCAACGGCGCGACGACACCCTGGACGTGGTTAAAACCGGGGACATTCTGACAGTCAACGGCGAGGCCTTCGACCTGACGCCCATGGGCGAGGGCGACACTTTGCCCCGTTCCGCCATCGACTCCCTGTGGTTCGCTGGAGACGTGGACAAACTCGACGGCGAACTGACCCTGACCCTGCTCCTACCCAACCCGTGGAACTACTCCCCGGAACAAGCGTTTCCGGTCGATCTGGTCGACGTGCCAGATGGCCCCGTGGCGTTCCCGCAGCCACTGACCCCCGAACAAATGGCCGCCCGCGACGGGGAGTTCACAGCATGAATATCGACTGGTCCCAGCTCATTACCAAAGCCATGAAAGACGCCGAGGCCGCCGCGATTTTGCGGGCGCAGCACGTTATCGAAGAGGACGCATGGCGCGTCGCGGAACTGGCCGTTATCGCGGATCAGCTCATTGCCATTGAAGACGCCGACCCGGCCGCGTTGCCTGGCACGGAAACGCAATGGCGTGCGTACCGCACCAAAGTTCGCGCTTGGAAGGAAGGAGGCGTTGGCTTCCCTGACGCCGCGTTGCGGCCAGTTCGTCCCGTTTAAGGACTCGCCCCATGGCTGACCTCGTTCCAGGTTGGTTCGTCGCCTTCCTGCTGTTTTTGGGGGCGTTGATTGCACAGCTTCATCCCGGCTCAGCGATGGGGGCGTCTTTTGGGTGCGTGTTTTTTATCTTCCTGCCAGACCCGACCGCGGGGGGCCGGTTGTTCAAGTTCTTCCGAAAAATGGGCCTTACGGTGGTTTCGTGGGGTTTTGGCTACGCGTCGGCCATCGCAGTGGGCGGCGCCGCCGCCATGCTGGCCGGCGTGTTAGGCGCAGCGCTAGCGGCGGCCATCTTGGGCGCGTTGAACCTGATGGTCCTCAACGATGGCGACCTGCCGAACTGGCTGAACAGCGTAATCAAAGCAGTCTTGAGGTTGAAGACAAGGGGCAGCGATGAGCAGTGACCCACTGGCCTATGGGGATGTGCTTCTGTGCTTCCGCATCGGCATTCACCTAGCCACGGTCGGCGTTCTGCTGGGGTATTCCAGCGCGAATCGCACTAAGTATTTCTCGACGTTTCTGGCGTTTCTTCTGGCCGGTACGTCGTTCGCGATGGCCGCGCAGTTGCTGACCAAGTTTTCAGTTTATGGCCCGAACACCGAAATCTGGAGCGTGTTGTTCTTCGCCGTCGTGCTGGTTTTGATCACACACAGCGGCGGCAACATCGCCCGCGTTCTCTACCAAGATCGACGGTGGTTCCCGCGATGACACTGACCGAAGCCGTATTCAAGCAGATTTTCCCCAAGGCGGACCCAAACCTGTGCGATTCGCTGAACGCGACATTGCTCGACTACAACATCAACACCGCCAACCGCATCGCCGGCTTCCTGGCTCAAGTCGGGCATGAGTCCGCCGACCTGACCCGCCTTGTGGAAAACCTGAACTACAGCGCCGAAGGGCTCGCCTCGACATGGCCCAAACGCTACCGGGCCGCAGACGGCAAGCCCACGCCGCTGGCGGTCAAGCTGGCGCGCAACCCCAAGGCCATCGCGAACAACTGCTACGCCAACCGCATGGGCAATGAAACGAGCGAAGACGGCTGGCGGTATCGCGGCCGCGGCGCCTTCATGACCACCGGGCGAAGCAACTACGCCGACACCGGCCGGGCCATCGGCCTGGACCTGATCAACAACCCCGAACAACTGGCCCATCCGCCCTACGCGCTGGAGGCGGCCGCTTGGTTCTGGAATCGCTACGCGCTGAACCAGCGGATGGACCGGGGCGACTTCAAGGGCACCACACAAATCATCAACGGCGGCCAGATCGGCGCTGCTGACCGTCAAGCGCGGTACGAAAAAATCACCGCGATTCTTAAAGGGGTTGGGCAATGAGCATTGAACTGATCACGGGTTGGGAAAAGGCTTACAAGCTGAGTTCCGTGCAACTGGGCACGGCCGCCGTGATCGTGGCGGGCATGGACCAGTGGTTGCCCGCCGTGTCGGCGTTCCTGCCGCCCTGGTTGTCTGGCTTGCTGACCGCCGCCGCGATCATCGCCCGGCTGATTCAGCAGCCAAAGCTGGCGGCCGAAGTGAAGGCTGACCAACGTTATGGCGGCTAAACCCACGGCAGTAGACCGCGAGCGTCAAGACGCAATCGAGGCCTACCAGCGGCAAATCCATGCAGCCAAGCGGCTGGTGCAAGTGCGCGAGGCGCAAGAAAACTTGCTGCGCTATACCCAGCTATCCATGCCTGACCCCGCGGACCCGGATAACCCGGATTCCAGCCGCTACAAGACCCACAAAATCCACGACTATCTGTCTGACAAACTGATGGCCGTGGAGCGTGGCGAGATTCTGCGCCTGATCATTTCCGTACAGCCGCGGGTGGGTAAGTCAGAGCTGACCAGCCGGCGACTGCCGACGTGGTTTGTGGGGCGCGATCCGTACCGCCAAGTGATCGTGGCCGCCTGCACCGACGACCTTGCCCTGGACTTCGGCCGTGAGTGCCGCGAAGTGATGCGCTCGCCGTTCTATCAGCAAGTGTTCCCCGGCGTGACGCTGCGCAAAGGCAACGCCTCCGCGGAACGTTTGCAGACCGTGCGCGGCGGAATTCTGACCTTCGCAGGCGTGGGCTCGACCATCACAGGCCGCGGCGGCGATCTGCTGATCATCGACGACCCCATCAAGTCGGCAGACGAGGCCCGCAGTAAGGCGAAACGCGATTCGACCTGGACATGGTTCACACAAACCGCCATGTCTCGCGTGATGGGCACCGGGGGCGCTGTGGTGATCTGTGCGACGCGCTGGCATGAAGACGACATCATCGGCCGCCTCACTGACCCGAAAAGCCCGTACTACAACGCACACGAAGCCAGCCGCTGGACTGTGATCAACATCCCGGCGTTTGCTGACGTGGATGATCCACTGGGCCGCGAGCCCGGCGAAATCCTGTGGCCAGAGCGAACCCCGCTCGCGCACTTGGAATCCATGCGCCGCCTCGATCCGGGCGGTTTTGCTGCGCTGTACATGGGACGGCCGGCGCCGCTGGAAGGCAACCACTTCAAGCGCGAACATATCTTGCCGTACCAGCCGGGCGACTTGCCCCGCAACTTGCGCTACTACGCCGCAAGTGACCATGCCGTGTCCCTGGAGCAGAAGCGCGACAAAACGTGCATGGGCGTGATCGGCATCGACGACAAAGAAGACATTTGGATTCTGCCCGATTTGGTCTGGCGGCAAATCGACGGCGAAACGCAAGTCGAAGCCATGCTGGACCTGATGCAGCGCTACCGGCCGCAAACGTGGTGGGCGGAAAAGGGGCATATCAGCCTGTCGATTGGCCCATTTCTCCGTAAGCGGATGAATGAGACGAAAACCTACGTCGCCATCGACGAGCGCGTGCCCACGCGGGACAAGATGACGCGTTCGCAAGCCATCCAAGCCCGCATGAGCATGAAAAAGGTCCACTTCCCCGCGTTCGCGGGCTGGTATTCCGACGCGGTGGACGAGCTGCTGAACTTCCCGAACGGGCGCAATGACGACTTTGTGGACTTCATTTCTTGGGTGGGCATTGGTCTGGATTCGGTCGTGCGGGCCAGCAATGTGGTGCCGCTAGCCAGCGCTGCGCAGACGGGCTCTATCCAATGGATTCTGGAAAGCGCGGACCGGCTACGCAAGCGCGAAAAGACCGACGACCCACAGCGCTACTTACGTTAACGCCTTGTACATTTGGACAGCCGTACATTTGGACAAATGGCCAAATGTACAAAGGAGCGAGTTATGTTGGACGACGACCAAAGCCCCCTGATGCCGGGCGAAATGAATGGTGAAGGCGGTCCCGAGGGCCAGCCGAAACCCGCGCAGGGCGTGCCGCAAGCGCCAAGCCCGAGCGAGGCAGAAGCGGCCTTGGTCAAGCAGTGGACTGCCCGAATCCGCAAGGCCAAGGCGCAATGGGCGCCCGTGTTCAAGCGGATGAAAGCAGACCAGAAGTTTGCCCATGGCGAGCAATGGCCACAGCAAACGCCCGAGGACCAGCGCTACGTGGCGAACATCACGCTGCGCGCTGTGAACCAGAAAGTGGCGGTGCTGTACGCGAAAAACCCGACCGCGATTGCCGTGCGGCGCAAGACCCTGGACTTCAAGATTTGGGATGGTTCGCTGGAGTCCCTGGAGCCGTTTAAACAAGCGCTTATGCCGCCAACGCCAGACACCATGGACCCGCAAACCGGGCAATTGATCCCCGGTACGCCGCCGCCTGACCCGCAAATGTTGCAGATGGCGAACATGGTTTTGCAGGACGTGCAGCAAGGCATGGCACGTCGGCTACAAGCGGACAAGATGGGCAAGACGCTCGAAATCGTCTACGAGTACGAGATTGGCGAGCAGGCGGTGCCGTTTAAAACCAGCATGAAACAACTGGTGCGCCGGACCATCACCACGGGCGTGGGCTACACGAAACTGGGTTACCACCGGTTCATGGAGAAACTACCCGGCGACGTGGACAAGATCACTGACGCGACCCAGCCACTTCGCCGGGCTGAGCGCATCGGCCTGGAGCAAGCGCAAGGTAACATCGAGCAAAGCGACCCTCAATCCGAAGAGTTGCTGCGCATGTCTGCCGCTGCGAACAGCGAGCCTGACATGCTGGTGAAAGAAGGGCTGGACTTCGAATTCCCGCCTTCGACATCGTTGATCGTTGACCCGCGGTGCCGCCAGTTGAAAGGCTTCGTCGGCGCTCGTTGGGTGGCGCAGGAATACATGCTGTCATGCGACGACGTGAAGGAGGTTTACGGCGTCGACGTGGCCAGCAACTACAACTCGCACACGTCCGAAGGCGAGTCGGCCAGCACGAATACTCTGCTTTACGGGCCAGAAGACAAGCGCAGCCAGGGTGATTTGTGCGCGATTTACGAGCTGTACGACAAAGCCACCGGCACTTGCATGACGCTCTGCGCCGGCTTCCCGTCGTTCATCGTACCGCCAGCCGCGCCGCCGCTGCGCCTCGAAAACTTCTGGCCATGGTTCGTGTTGACCTTCAACGACGCCGAAGACGAAGACGCGATTTTCCCGCCATCGGACGTGCATCTGATGCGCGGCATGCAAGTCGACTACAACTTGCGCCGTCAGCGGTTGCGCGAGCATTTGGACGCCGCCCGGCCGAAACATGCCGTGCCGAAAGGTTTGCTCGACGAGCAGGACAAAGCCAACCTGACCGCCTCGGCGGCGCACACCGTTGTCGAGTTGTCGGGCATGGTGCCAGGTACGTCGATTGATTCGGTTTTGCAGCGCGTGCCATACAGCCCGGTCGATCCAGCGTTGTACGAGGTCGATTCGTGTTTCTCCGACTTGCTGAAAGTGGTGGGCACGCAAGAAGCGAACTTGGGTGGCACCAGTGGCTCGACGGCCACGGAATCGAGCATTGCCGAGTCCAGCCGGATGACCGCGCAGGGCTCTAACGTCGATGACTTGGACGACTTCCTGACGGAAATGGCCAAAGCTGCCAGCCACGTTTTGCTGCTGGAAATGTCGCCAGAGGAAGTAATCCGCATTGCAGGTCCAGGTGCAGTCTGGCCCGAACTGAGCAACGAACAAGTTGCCCAGGACTTGACCCTCAACATCAAAGCCGGCTCCAGCGGACGCCCAAACAAGGCCGCGGAAATTCAGAACATGGAGCGTCTCGCGCCATTGCTGATGCAGATTCCGGGGATCAAACCGCAGTGGCTGGCCGAGCAAGTGGTGCAGCGTTTGGACGACCGGATCGACACGACGGACGCCGTTGCGCAGTCGTTGCCATCGATCACAGCGCTTAACCAGCAAGTCCAACCGGGCATGGGCGCACCGGGCACGGACCCAAATCAGCAAGGGGCGCAGGGCGCGAACAACGCGCAAAAGCCCCCGGCTGGTAGCAGCATGGGGCCGGGCGCTACGCAGCAAACCAACATGCCGCCGACCACGCCAGGCAATGTCGTTTCGATGGCGCAAGGCAACCCGATGGGCTAAATCGCAGGCAAAGAAAACCCCGTTGCGGTATGGAGTCCCGAACGGGGTTTTCAATGGGAATCTTGCAGTGCCGCACAGGACGGGTGTGCGTTCGTCCGGCGAAGAACGAAAATTTCATCCCGGCCGCAGGGTGCCGAACTTAAACCGATTTGTCTACCACCAGCCGCTGGAATTTGCCGCAGGGGGCATCCGGTCGCTGATTTCCTGCAACTGCTGAGCCTGATTCGCTTGCTGCAACTGCTGCTGCCGGTAGTAGAACGCGGCGTCTGCATCCGCTTGCTGCTGACCAGCCGCCGCGCTTAGACCATTGGCGAATTGCGCCCATTGGTAATTCGTGACGGGATCGTTTGAACAGGCGGACAGCAAAAGGACGGCAGACAGGCAGATCAGAGCGGTTTTCATTGCGTGAACCTCCGTGTGGTTGCTACAGAGTGTCGCAAATAGCACAGGGCCAGCGCAACTACACTCTGTCGCATTTACAGAAAGTTCCTACAGAAACGAACAAGAGTTTGATCTAACCCCTTGAGCTGATGTGAAAATGCCGCTAATCTCAGGCCCAGAAACAACAAAGCCCACCAAAAGGCGGGCTTTGCGGGACCAAGCGAAGGTGCAAACTTCCTTGATCCGCGACGAGAGGGATGCTCTCAACGTCTGGCTTAGATTCTACAATCTAAACGCCATCATTGGAAGCCCAAAATCCCCCTTTTGTCGCCCGTGCGCGCTTGGTTCAAGATGCTTTGGGCGCGCATGCGTATTAGCCGTTGATCAAGGGAATCTTCTCACAACGGCAGGTATGGCTAGCAGGTGCGAATCACCCAGCAAGGTGATCGAGAAGGCAACGGCAGTGTGGCTCAATAACCCAACCAAGTGGGCCGCAGACTG